CCCTACCAAATGGTTTAAAAGTTGGAGGTAGTCTTAATTTAATTAACACCCCACTCGCTAAAAAATACTCCGAAGAAGAGATCCGAAAAATGATCGAAGATAAAGGTGGAGAAGTTAAAGGAAAAATCCTTATTTAAAAAACAGAAACCAACTGTTTCAATTATTCATTAGAGGACTTGGTTTTCCAGGTCCTCTTTTGTATTCTCCCAACATGCCTCAGATTATAGAAACGTACGAGCAACTAAATGCATTGAAAGGTGGTGAATGCTATGTTGATTACCTTACCAAGCACGACAAGTCTCACCCCTCGTTGGATGAGATTGTTGCGATCTACCTGTATGACTACTCGGATAGTTATATGATCAATATTTCCCATCCTGAAGCACTAAAACTTGAGCTTACATCTGTACTCACCACCCTATCCTCCAAATATACAAGCTTTAAAACCAAAAAAGCAATAACAGCTCTACATTTAAACCCCACAACCCATCATACAGATATTCAATCTGCAACATACTTTACAACCAACAAAGACATTGAGATACCACCAACCCCAACATCATATCACCACTTTTATCGACGATTCCCAAACGGGCCAGTAAACAAAATAATCCCACTGAGCAACCACATTAAACACATGGATTCTCAAAGGGAGTTACTAAACTTGGAGCTCACAAATGATTGCCCAACAATGGTAAACGCGCTGTATTACCTATCGTCGCAACCAATTGGGGTAGACAACCTAGTGGAGCACAAAAAGTACAACCAAAAATACAACCAACGTGACAACAAGCTGTATAGTATGTACAAATACACAACGGCAACATCACGACCTGTTTGTACGTTTAATGGGGTAAACCTTTCTACATTAAAAAAAGACAACGGAGAGCGAAACTGCATTATACCACTAAACGATATGTTGTTAGAGATGGATTATGAGGGCTTCCACCCACGCATTATATCCAAACTCATTCAACAACCATTGGACTCCTCTTCTGTGCACAAACAAATGGCACAAATGTATTTTGGCACATCTACGGATGACAACTATAAAAAAGCCAAAGAGCTTACATTCCAACAAATATATGGGGGAATTGCCAAGGAGTATTTACACATTGAGTTTTTTAAGAAAACACAAGAATATATCAACGCTTTGTGGGATCTTTTTTGTACCCAAGGATATATTGAAACTGAGTTTTTCAAACGTAGGATAACTCGTGAAAATCACCCTTCGTTGCACCCACAAAAACTATTCAATTATTATATTCAAGCTTATGAGACTGAATATAACATGATGAAGGTGTTGGAGATTAAAAAATTGTTGGAGGGGAAAAAGACCAACTTGGTGCTTTATACCTACGATGCGTTTTTGTTTGATATTGATAAAACCGATGGGAAGAAGTTGATTCGTGAGCTTCATGCATTGATTAGCAGTGATTTTCCTATTAAGATGAGCAAAGGCAATACCTATGGAGCCCTTGTTTCTTTGTGATATGTATTAGTGACCTAAAATTAATACTCACACTGAACAAGAACCCCAAAAAGGTTATGAAAAACAGACTGTATTGTACTTTTGTCTCCACAAATGAAAAGGATGCATTCGTTGATGATATTTTCAACAGGTACCCAATCTTATTTAACAAAGTATTTGTTCTCTCAACTAATGAGGAGGATAAGCTACTTGTTACCTTCAATATTGATCACAACAACTATAACGTGAATCAAGTGTATATTCCTAACACTATTTTAGTTCATAGAAAAAAACAAACCAACACCCTGTATACCATCAACGCGTTGAATGAGGTGATTAGATTTTTGAACAATGGGCATTTAGATACTTCTTTCAGGATCCCTTGGGGTAGGTATAAAAATTCATTACTATTGACCAAGGAAGGCGGATTTAAAATAATCAAGACCCGCTTACACGATATAGTTGAGAGATAAAAAGAAACGCGAGAGGATTTGGTTTACCAGATCCTCTTTTGTATGTTCCCAACAAGTAAAGAAAGTTATTTTTAAAACAGTTATTTATTATGAATCTAGACGAGATTAAAAAGCGTATGGATCGCCTCAACGGCAAATCCAGCGGGTCATCCAATGGTAAAGATTATAAATCAGTATTTTGGAAGCCCCAAGAAGGTGAAACCAACTATGTTCGTATTGTGCCTTACAAGCACAACAACGATATTCCATTCACCGAATTGTATTTCTACTTTGGCATTGATAAGCCACGTATGATCTCACTCACCAACTTTGGCGAGGCGGATCCAATTCAAGAATTCATCAACAAACTTCGCAAAGAAGGTGATGATTCAAACAAAGAGCTTGCTAAGAAATTGTACCCTAAATTCCGTGTATTCGCACCAGTAGTTGTACGTGGTGAAGAGGATAAAGGTGTTCGTTTCTGGGAGTTTGGTAAAATGGTATACCAAGAACTACTTGGTGTAATGATGGATGAAGATTGGGGTGATATCACCGATCTGACAAAAGGTCACGACATTAAAGTTGAGAAAATCTCAGCCAAAGAATCTGGTAAAATTTACCCAGTAACCACTGTTCGTGTTAAACCTAAACCATCTGCACTTTCAGACGATGCTGATCAAGTACAATCATTCCTTGACAACCAAGAAAATATCACTGAGTTCTTCACTCGCTTTGAGTATGATGACATGAAGGAATCACTCCGCAAGTTCATCAACGCAGGTGATGACACCGAAAAGGAAGAAATTAACCACACTGGTAAAGCTCCCGCCACCAAGCAGTCTATCGAAGACAAGCTTGATGATATTTTTTAATTGCTAAAATAGAGTATTATGGCTAAAAAGAAAACTACCCCAAAAGCGGGTGAGGATTTGACTGATTTTCTTGCCGGTTCACTCAATAAGCAATTTGCGAAGACCCAAAACAAAACAGTTTATTTCCTCGATGGTGGAGAAGATTCTCCAACCGATGTGAAAGACTGGGTTTCAACGGGCTCTACAACACTTGACCTTGCGATCGCAAACCGGCCTAACGCCGGTTTGCCCGTAGGGAAAATCGTTGAAGTTACCGGTATGGAACAGAGTGGTAAGTCACTCCTCGCAGGCCACATTATTGCTGATACCCAACGACAAGGTGGGGTTGGAATCTACATTGATACTGAGTCATCTTTGGACTCACGATTCCTAACAGCTATTGGAGTTGATGTAAGTAAAATGCTTTATGTTCCTCTTGAAACAGTTGAGGATATCTTCGAAGCAATGGAAAACATCATCACCAAAATCCGCGAGAAAAACAAAGATAAACTGGTTACTATCGTGATCGATTCGGTTGCCGCAGCCACCACACGAATGGAGGAAGCCGCTGATTACTCACGAGATGGTTTTGCAACCGCTAAGTCGATTTTGATTTCAAAAGCGATGCGTAAAATCACTAACTTGATTGGTAAGCAAAGAATTTTGTGTGTGTTCACAAACCAACTTCGTCAGAAGCTGAACGCTATGCCATTTGGTGATCAATACACCACCTCAGGTGGTAAAGCACTCCAATTCCACGCTTCGGTTCGCCTGCGACTTAAAGGAGTAGGTAAAATCAAAGAAAAAGTGAATGGTGTTGAAGAAGTTGTTGGACAAGAGGTTGAAGCAATTGTAGTGAAAAACCGACTAGGACCACCCAACCGTAAAGTGCGTTATAGCATTTATTACGATTCAGGGATTGATGATGCAATGGGTATTCTTAAAACTATGAAAGAATATAAAATTGCTAAACAATCAGGACCCACAGTCCAATACACAGATAAGGACACTGGTGAAATGCTTAGCTTCTATGCTAAAGACTTCAAACAACTACTTGTAGATCGCCCCGAATTGCGTGACCAAATTTACGCAGAATTGTGTGAGAAATATGTAATGCTTTACAATTTCGAAAAAGAGGATCCAAACCGTGATCCAGATCAAACAACCACAGAAGAAGGAGGAATCTAAAACATGGCTGATATTAATTCTTTACTCGATAGTCTAGATGCATCTAATGAGGAGAACCCAAACTCACGGGTTCTCCTTATAGATGGTCTAAATATGTACCTCAGAGTGTTTGCTGTAAATGGAGCACTCAATGAAAGGGGTGTTCCCGTTGGGGGTGTAATTGGTTTTCTTAAATCATTAGGAGCCACAATTAGAGAAATCAACCCAACACGTTGTATTGTAGTATACGATGGTGCTGGTGGTTCAGCTCGACGCAGAAAACTCAACCCTAACTACAAAAACAACCGCAAACCCCACCGAATTACTCGTTGGGATGGTTTTAAGAACCTTGCTGATGAAAAAGAAGCAATGAAAATCCAGTTTTTGCGATTATTGAGTTACTTAGAGAACCTACCTATACAAGTAATGTCAATTGATCATATTGAAGCTGATGATGCTATAGCATACCTCGCTAAAGAAGTATTTGACGAAGAAGTATACATCGTTTCTGCCGATCAAGATTTTCTCCAATTAGTGGATGACAGGGTTACTGTGTGGAATGGAAATAAAAAGAAATATTATACTCAATCCATGATTAGGGAAGAGTTTGGTATTCCTGCACATAACTTCCTTGCTTACAAAGCATTATTTGGTGATAAATCCGATAACTTGCCTGGTGTGAAAGGATTAGGACCAAAAAAGATTCCAAAAGTAGTACCACAAATCCTTGGAGAAGAGCTTGAATTTTCGGATATTATGGCTCATGCCCAAGAAAATGATGGTCCTATGCATAAGCGAATTGTAGAATCTCAAGCCCAACTTGAGTTGAATTGGAAGCTTATGTCGTTGAAGGATCCCTTAATTTCGGGTAAAATTAAACTCCAGATTGAAGAATTAGCAAATGCACCAGTAAATTTGCTCTCCAAAGATGGGTTTAATACACTATATACCGAAGATATGATGGGTAATGCCTTCAAATCAACAGAAATTTGGATGAACGAATCATTCACTAAGTTGAATACATTTGCAAAAGAAACACATGAATAAGCTCGAACAATACGGTCACAGTTTTCAAACCAAAGTTCTAAACTGCTTAGTTTCTGATAGAGAGTTTCTCCAGCAGGTAGTAGACATTGTCAAACCAGAGTTTTTTGATAGTGAAGCTAATCAATGGATTACTAGTATCACCCTAGAATATTTCGAAAGCTTTAAAACTACCCCTTCCATGGAGGTATTTAAAGTTGAAATGGATAGAATCAAAAACGATGTAGTTAAAGTAGCTGCCCGCCAACAGATTAAAGATGTTTATCTAGCCTCCAAAGCAACCGACCTTGAGTTTGTAAAAGAAACATTTGTTGATTTTTGCAAGAACCAAACACTCAAATCAGCCCTCATGAACTCAGTAAATCTGCTTGAGATGGGTGCTTATGATGATATTCGAAACCTGATTGACAATGCGTTGAAAGCAGGAACCGAAAAAAGTGTTGGACACGAATACATGGATCAACTCGAAGACCGTTATCGTGAAGAAGCTAGAAACACCATTGAAACACCTTGGCATGGTATTAATACCTTGATGTGTGGCGGTATCGGAAATGGTGATTTGGGTTTGATTGTTGGTAACCCAGGTGGTGGTAAATCGTGGGCATTAGTATCATTGGGTGCTCACGCGGTAAAATTGGGCTATACAGTGTTCCATTACACTCTCGAGCTAGGCGATGCCTATGTTGGTAAGCGTTATGATGCCTGTTTTACCGAAATACCAGTAGGTGATCTACAACACCACAAAACCGACATTAAAAATACCATCGAAGATATTCGTGGTAATTTGATTATTAAAGAATTCCCCGCAGGTAAGGCTGGTGTCAATACCATTGATGCCCATATTGAAAAATGTATTGGTCAAGGAATTGAACCAGACATGATTATTCTC